GTCGCCCGATTGCCAGTAGGCAAAGTGCGCTTCGAGCTGATCCGACAGGACATTGAGCGCCTTGGTGCCAGTGCCGACCCGGGCGAAGCATTGGATGCTGATCTGGCCAGGCTTGCGGGTGTGCGGCCTATCAGCCATGCCAGCCATGAAGGCCGTTGCGTGCTGGATGTTCAGGCGGCACCAGAGGCCGGTAGCTGGCGGCGTGAAGGTCTGCGTGTTCGGGTAGTCGATGCTCGACTGCGGTAGCCCGGTAAAGGCGACCATGCGCGCCGTGATCAGCTTGCGGATGTCTTCGTATGTCACTTGTAGGCCTCCGATACGCCGATGAAGGCCAGGTCATAGACGCCGCCCGGGGCCTGGGTCGAATGCCCGAGTTCGAGCATTTCGCCGTAGGGCAAATTCGTCTGGATGTAGATCACCGGGTAGTTTCCTGATGCCTTAATCAGCATTGAGCCCCTGGACAGGGTTTCGCTGCCTGATGGGTCGATGTTTTCCGTCACGGCGAAGTCAGGGGAACCGATGGACACGGTGTGACTGCCGCGGAAGCGACCACCTACATAGCCCTGACCTGCCGCCTTCGCATCGACAAAGAAGTTTTCCTTGCGCTCGCGCTGGGTCAGCTTCTTGAATTTCTTCTTGCCGGTGTTGTTCGCGTTGCGGGCGTCGACGTTGGCGTCGTAGGCATCAGCCAGAGCCGTGTTCTTCGTCCGTAGCTCGGTGTTGGCCTTCCATAAATCCGGATTGCCGACCGGCGATCTCTGGATGACCTCGCTCAGCATCGCCAAGGCAATGGACTGAACATGCTGCGTCACGTCCTCGTCGATCTGGTCGGCGAAGTCGCGCAAGCTGTGACTCCATCCGGCCTTGGCGTTCATTTACGGAGCCCTCAGTTGTATCTGGTAGGTAGCTGACGCCGGATCAACCTGCACGCCCTTGACCACGTAACTGACGCTCTTGGTTCGGTCAGCCAGGTCCGGCGCCGTGATCGTATGACCCTCGGCAGGCCGATCGGTGAGCTCATTGGTCAACGCAATCAGCTTCAGATCACCCGACAGGATGTTGATGTTGTCGATACGTTTGGTTTCGTACTCAGCCATCACGCCGCGCCCGGTATAGGTCACGGTGACTGCTGTAGTCGTTTCCTCGACCGGGTCATAGACGCCCGCCCCCTGATACGAGCCGCTGAACACAGACACGGCATCGGCCAGCTTCCCGTCGAAGGCCTTGGCCAGCTTGGCCTGAAGTTTGTCCTGTAGGCCCATGCTCAGCCCCTCACCATCGGGATGGAATTGGTGCCAGTGGTCCAGGGATAGATCAGCGCCAGGGCGAAGCTCTCCCCGGAGGACAGTGCGACGGAGCCCTGAACGTAGGTTTCACTGACGGACGTGCCAGAGGTAGCTGATACCGTCTCACTGATCGTCTCGCGCTCGACGGCCTTGTACAGCGCGCCCGTCGAGGCGATCTTTGCAACTTGGGCGCCAGCCTGCTTGATCTCGGCCGGTACTTCGGCGGGGACAGGACGCTTAATCTTGCTGGTCAGCCAGGCGTTGGCCTGCATCACAGACATAACCGGATCACCGGCACCCGCCCAGTCCGACCCCAGCAATGCGTCAACGTCTGCAACAGTGATGAAGTCGGTCATGGGTTATTCCTGTTCGGCCTTCTGGCCTGCGCCGCCGGACTTCGCAGTCTTGATCGGCTCGGGGTGCTTGTAGTCATTCGGCGCAAACTTGGCGTCGATGATCTTGTAACCCTTCTGGCGCAGTTCAGCCTTGCGCTCAGCGGTGACCGGGTGCTTCTCGTAAACGACTTTCTCGTCCATGGTGGACTCCTGACAGGTGGATTAGGCGACCCGAAGGCCGCCGTCTCGATTACTTGGTAGCGTCACCGACGGTGATAACGCCAGCCGAGGCCTTGATGCTGTTCGCAACCAGGTCCCAGTTGGTGCCGGTGGCCAGCTCGGCGCTGGTTGGCGACTTGCCGCCGTTGGCGGTGTCCCAGGTGTAGCCCTTGAGACCCATGCCGAAGGTGTAATCGGCCTGCATGGTGGTCTCGATGCGCTCCTTGCCGTTGGAGGTCTCGATGTTGGTGATCAGGTCGGAACCATCCATCACCATTGCAGCGCCGTCAGCCAGGCTCAGCACCTTCTGCTTGTTCGGGGTTCCGGCTTCGTACAGCGCGGCCGCGTCGGTGATGATCACCGCCTTGCCCAGGATGTCGACCACCTGCACACCGCTGAAGGTGAACAGCTTCTCGGCGTTGACCAGGTTCTTGCCGATCAGCTTGTGGTACATGGCGCCAGTCATGACTTGGGCAATCAGTCGCTGAGAGGCGTCACCGAACAGCGCGTGAGCGTTGTTGATGGCGACGTAGTCCACGCCGAGAGTGGCCGACACGTCGTTGGTGGCGGTTGGCTGGTTGCCAATGGCAGCGACCAGGGCGGCGATGGCGGTGTTCAGCTGGTCCGACATGATAGCTTCGGACAGGTTGCGGCTGATCACTTCCAGGGCTTCTTCCGGGTTCTTCTGAACCCACGACAGCTGCGAAGGCTCCCACAGGATCGGACCGAAGCCGCCTGCGATCTTCACCGAGTCGTACTGCTTCTGAGTCAGCGGGGTTGCAGCCTGCGCACCGTTGGCGGCATAGCGGTCAACACGGCGCTGAGCGCTGTGCAGGCCAGCCCAGAACGACTCTTGCAGGAAGTCGCCGTCGATGCCTTGAGTGGTCAGGCGGATGGAACCAGCGGAGGCGGCGTTGAATTTCTCAACGTCCTGCGCCAGGGTTTCGATGGTGGTTTTCTTGAGGTAATCGTTGAATACCTTCATGTTCGACAGGGACATATGTGCTCCTTAGCTTGTTGCGGTCATGGCCTTAATGGCTGCTACGCGATCTTCTTTGCTGCCGCCAAAGTTGCCCTTGGCGCCGGAATTACCGCGATCACCGCCTTGAGCGCCGCCACCGTTGGCGTTGGAACTCTTCAGGATGTGGTCGCGGTGCGGGTACTGCGAAACAAGTGTCTCGATGGCTTCGTCGAAGTCGGCCAGTTCGCCGGGGCGGGATCGGCTGAAAATCTTCTGGTTTTGGGCGTCATAGGCGACGACCTTGCCGTCTTCGATCTTCAGGTTCTGGCCGAAAGTGGCTTGCACCATGTCGACCGGAACTGCCAGCTTGTCGGCGATGTACTTCGAGCGAGCGAAGTTGCCGCCGATCTTCTCGGCGTACAGTTGCTGCTCGAGGGTCTGGGTTTTGCCGTTGGCTTCGTCCAGCTGGGTTTGGAAGGCCTTGCTGATTTCGTTCTTCACCTTCTCGATTTCACCGGCATCCACCAGCGTTTTTGCATCGAGGTTCGCGACAGTCTCCAGCGCCTTGCGGGCTGCAGCTGGGTCAGAGATGCCTTCGAAGGTCTTTACCAGACCCTCAGCAGTCTCAGCGCGGGTGCGGTGCGATTTGGCCTCGGCGTTCAGCCGGGTGATGGTGTCGCGAGTGCCTACAGCATCGAACGCAATGTCCTTGCCGTCGTCACCGGTGAATACGGGCTTCCCATCCAGGACTTCCGCGTATTGCTTGCCATCTACTTCAACGATTTTGAGCTTCATTGTTTCTCCTAGCAGGCCATCCGGCCCATTGCGCCCCGCTCATCCGAACAGACAGGCAATAAAAAGCCCCGCTGGTGCGAGGCTGGTTTGATTTGGCGCGCTACGTTTTGCGACTTGTCGTTTCGTGGCGCTAGATTGGTCGTTTACAGGCCGGCTCTGGCGAATGCCGCCGTGTCCTGTTCGCGTAACTGGTCAAGGGTGAGCAACTTGCCCTTGTCGTTGTAGAACTGATCCAGGTCCAGCCCGCCATCACGCAGCAGCTTGCCGCGCGCAGGGCCCAACACCTGATCCTGTCTTTCCGCGCTCTGCGACTTGATCCAGTCGCCGTAATTCGTGGACTGCGGCACCTGACCATCCATACTCGCCCGCGTGCCTTCTGGCAGGCCCTTGGACAGCCTCAGCGCCTCGTAGCTCTTGATGATCGGCATCGAGGTCGACCGGCAGCACCAGTGCAGCTTGCCCGGCCCGCTGAGCCAGGGGACTTTGTGACCGACTGGCAAATGCCTGCTGTCGTTGGTGTAGACGAGTCGGTCACGCAGCCTACATGGGGCGCTTGTCTTGTTGTCGAGCGTGCTGAGCCAGCGAACCTCTTCGACAAGGTCGTCGTTTTGCTGATAGTAGGCCTCTCGGGCGCCCTGAGCGGTATGGCTGATCGCCGTCCGCACCATCGAATCAACGTCGCGACGACTGCGCTCGATCAGGCCGTCAGCGTAACCCTCGGCCCTGGTGCCCATGATGCGGCGAACGATCTGGTCAGTGGTTTGGCCTTCGGTCATGCCGATGCGGATGCCGTCGCGGATCTTCGCCGCCCGTCCCGCCTCAAGGCCACCAATCCACTCCTTGAGCAAGCGCCCTTGGAATGGCCGGCTGAGCGCGATTTCTCGCACCTGCGCTAGGTTGACAGCGTTCAATTGGACCTCGACCAGGACCTGGCCGGGGATGACCCGGGTGAACAGCGCACCCTGATACTCGACCTCGTACTGGCCGATGTCGACGACCGACTCAACCATGACCTCGCCAATCGAGGCATAAATCGACTTGTTCAGCTCCAGGACCGAGACCAACACGGCATTGAGGCGCTTGGCCGTGTAGGAGTCGGCACCCAGGCGCTCGATAGCGTCGATCAGCTTGGCCCGAAGGTCGGCATCCACGCTATTCAGCAGCTTGATGATCTTTCGCGCCTCGGCATTACTGAGGTGCTGCAGGTCAACCGCGTGACCGATCGATGCCGATTGCAACTTCTCGTTGACCGTTGCCATGTCAGATCGCCCCTAGTGCCGGCCCTTGCTCATCGATGCGCGCTTTCTCTTCTTCCCAGTCCAGTTCGTCACTGATGACGCCACGGCGCTGCATTTCGGAGTAAAGCGATTGGTCGCTAAGCTTGCCGGAGTTGGCCATGCTGATCAGGTTGGGCAGAGACACTTCAGGCGCGAAGTCGCTGTCGAAGTTGCCGCGCATTTCGACGTGGCCACCCTCGCCCAGGCTGCCGTAATCGGCCAGGATCTGGAGCAGCTGCGCGATGCAGTCAGCGAACTGACCAGCCAGGCGAGCCAGCGGGGACAATTCCTGCGCCGCTTCCTCGTTGGCCTGCGCTGCCGTCTTCACGGCCTGCTTGTCCTTCTGGAGTAGCTTGGCCCCGGCCATACGCATATCGTCGACCAGATCGTTCAGCGAGTCGCGCCCGGCGGTGATTGCCGCCCCAGTGTGCTCGACGTACTTGGCGTTGCCGTCCTTCGGCATGCGGGTTGCGCTGGCCGAACTGATAGTCAGCTGGAATTCATCGTTGTCGGTGAACACGAACAACAGAGGGACGCGGGCAACGTGCAGCAAGTTGTCCTGATCGCTCTGTGACTGCCAGTGCTTGACGTTCAGGTGAGCCAGTTCGAGCAGTGGCGGCTTAGCCGTCATCGGCCCGGTGCGGCCCGTGTAGAACGTCACCCATGGAATATATGTGAGGCTGGTAGAGCCTTGATCGTGCTCCGCCCATGCGCCGCCATTGTCAGGCTTGCGGTAGGTGCGCCAGCTGCCAGGCTCCAGCACACGGACTTGATCCACGCACTTGACGCCGAAGTCACCGTCTGCGACCTCGACAGATTCCATGTAGCGAACCTGCATCAGCTTGCCGCCGTCGAAGCGCCAGCCGAGCACCTGGCCCGGCTTGATGATGACGGCGTAAGGGCGAACCCCTGCTGCCTCTTCCTCGGCGACGGTCTTGTACAACTTGTTGCCTTCAGCGTCTCGGGTCGGCTGATGCTCGATCATCGCGTGACACAAGCCTTTGGCCAGCGCCTCGCGGAACCACTCGACCGACCACGAATTGAGGTCATTGCCGCCCAGGTCGATGTCAGCTGAAAGCAGCTTGATCGGCTCAGGAATATCCTCGCCCAGCTGAAGAGGCTCGGCGAATACACGGGAAGTGCTGCTGGCCACCGTCTCGGCGTAGGCCGGGAGCAGCGTGGACAATGCCAGGCGCTCTTTGTAAGTGTCATCCTTTTCAGCCGGGTACTGAGGGAGCAAGGCCTTGCCAGCCGCCCGCATGGCCTGAGTCCCGCCCATCAGCGGATCGACAATGGCCCAATACTCGCGCATGCGGTCTACCGCCGGGAGCTGGATGCTCGGATCGTCGCTTGAACTCATGGTTAAATTCTCAGGTCTTGGGTTTGGGTTGGAGCAGGCTTGCGCTTGGTCTGGGAGACGGCGAAGTAACGCCAGGCGTCCGCGCCGTGTGACGTACCGTCATGCAACGGCTTGTCTTTCCAGCACCCGCGCTTGTCGTCCCACTCCTTGCGGTAGCCTTCGAGGTGGGTAATGCCTTCCTCGCATTTCTCTTCGTCGAACACGCAGCGCGGCAGGATCTCCCGAGCCGCTTCAATACCGGTATCAACGCCGGTCTTTGGCACAACCTGAAACTTCAGGCTGTATCTCGCACCATCGATCTCATAGCCTTCTTTGGCGATGTCCTTGCGGCTCTTGGCATCGCTACCGAACTCGCGGTTTTCGATGTCGTGCGGCCCCCAGTGCTCGGAATAGGTGTAACCCTTGTCCTTGAGCACCTTCATGTAGTGCCGCAGGCCTTCGCCGCTGTTCTCGTAGTAGTCGATGACGTGATATTCGGTGCCGACCTGACGCACGAACCAGATGGCCGTGGAGTCGCCGACGCCGATATCCCAGATCGTCATGACCGGCAGGTGCGCGTTGTCCGGCAGCTTGCCGATGCGCCCTGCTGCGTAAAGCTTGGTGAACTGCTGGGCGTAGTACGCGCCCTCTACCGACTGCTGGAAGGCTTCGACAGGGATAGACGGATACTCGCGCTTCATGTCATCGCCGAGGGTCTTCTCCTTGGCGGTGTACCAGGCGCGCTGCCCGGGGTTCGTCTGGATGCCGTGCTTGGCCTCCAGGTCGTTGAAATAGTCAGTCAGGCGCTGCGGGATAACCGCCGTCGCCGGGTCCAGCCAGTACAGCGGGTTACGCCACCAGCTGAAGAAGAAGAATTTCCAGTCGAGCAGGCCAAGCGGGGTGCCGGACAGTTGCTGCTTCTCGGCGCTCTGTGAGTAGTCGAAGAAGTAGCCGGCCCGGCCCTCTGCCGTCGACTCGATGGTGACAAAGCAATCTGCTGCCACCGCCTCGAAGGCGCCAGTGACGATCTCCCGCGCCTTGTGCGGATACTTGGCGCAGATCTTCCCGAACTCGGAAACGTGCAGGTAACGCAGCGTGCCGCCCCGGAAGGACGTGCTGACGTAGAGCGAGCCGCCTTTGCTGAATACCAGCTCGCCAGCCGCGTCATTGCGCGCCGGGTTGGCCGCCTTGATCTCAGCCGGCAGGTTGTCGTAGGCATACTTGATCTTCTCCCGGAACAGGCGCTTGGCGTCCGTCAGGGTGTGAGCTATCAGTGCGCACTTGGCAGCCTCGAACAGTGCAGCATCCAGCTGGACGATGCAGACCAGAGTCGTAAACCCCAGCTGACGAGCCTTGAGGATGATGTTGCGGGTGTGCATGCCCTGGAAGTAGTCGATCTGCTCCTGCGTCATGCGGAAGCGGACTTTCTTGCCGTTCTTGTCTGTGATCCAGTAGAGATTGTTCAGGCGCCAGAATCGATCCCTGAGCAGCTTCATGTGCTCGGGCTTCATGGTCAGGCTTCCTTCGATAACTCGTCCATCAGGTCGGACAGGTCGGTGACAGTCTTGCTGCCTTCGTCGGTGTCGAGGTTGTAGGCCTGGCGCTCGCCTTTGATGACCTTCAGTTGAGCATCGACGCCGGCATTCAGTGCGCGGGAGAAGTCGCCCAGGTTGGCTTCGTTGACTTCTATCTCATCCAGTGCATCGCTGAGCTTGCCGGCAATGCTTCGCCATCTTGCCAAACCGGTGCGGTGAGCCAGCACAACAGACGCGGCCTGCTCGGATGCTTCCTCGATAATCTCAGCATCAGTAACCAGTGGTGCGCGGTTACCGTCTCTGGTTACCGACGTGGTTACCTTCTGCTTTGTGGCCGTCCTGACCTGCTCAGTGAGGTCTCTGGTCCACCCTTCCTTCTTGGCGCGCTTGAGGATAGTGGCGTGGTTAACGCCGTTACCCTCTCCGATTGCTCTGACCGAAAGCGATCCGGCCCGGTAGGCTCGTTCAATCGCCTCCCAGTCGGGTTGCTTGTCTGCCATGTTGAATCCTTAACAGGTGATAGTGAGCCCGGCCAGCTTCCCTCGCTCCAGCATTTCAAGCGGGGTCATCTGTCGAGCAGGGTCAGCGAACGCCGGACCAGTGACCTGCAAGGCCGGCGTCACCTTGTTGAATACAGTGCCCAGGTGCTCGCAGATCGACTTCCACTGCTCGGGCGTCGGCTGCCTCCACTCCGTCAGCTCGACGAAGCCATTCAGCCAATAGGCGAACTGTTCGGGTGTCATCTGCCTTGCTCCTTGGTGTTGGTATCTCGTCAGCGCACTCAGCGAATGCGCTCAGGGGATACGGTCATGTCTTGATGGTCAGCGTGCGGATGGTCCCGCCGGTTGAGGTGTCGCGTTTCTTGGCGGCCTCTATCGCTTGATAGGCAGTGCCGCCCATATCCATTGCGGCAAATGCGTACGGCGTTCCGCTCCCAATGGCATACACACGATCCAGGCGGATCGGCGACTTCCACAGGCCGGTGTCGTCGTCTACCGCGATATGCATCAGGATCTCTCCATCTGTCACAAGCGCGGCAGCGTCGATATTGCCTTCTGGCTTAGCGCCAAAGTAAGCGTCGACCAGTCTCTGATGGTCAGCGACCGCACCGGTACAGAAGAACTTGACGCCCTTCTGTTCAATGCACTTCTCGTAGTCATCATCGGTTATGACGTCGCCGCGAGTTACCTGTGAGTCATAGGCGATCACGCCGTCTTTGTAGGCAATGGTCGTCATGCTCTATCTCCGCGCCACGTTTGGCGTTATCTAAATTCGTAGCGCGCAATTACAGACTCAAGCCCATCGCCTTCCGGTGCCTTCGCTGTAACCGGCTGATCACGTACAGGACCACACCGAACATCACGAGCAGGAAGCCAACCCACAAATGGATAAGGATGTCGGCGTCCATGTCATTTGCTCTTGCTACGAACGATCTGGGCGTCCACTTGGTCGGCGCAGGTGTCGAGCAGCTTGATGGCTTGGTCCTTCAGATCCCACAGCGAACCGTTGTCGAGCAGGTCGGGGTCTTCCTCTACCCGCTCGCACGGAATCAGCTCTGGGGCTTCAATTCTTAGGGCGGACGTCTTTGTCACTACCGGCTGGCTTGCCGCGCAGCCCGTCAGGAATAGGCTGAGCAGCCCAATCGCGTACAGGCTTGCTGGTGCGCTTGAGAGTCTCAAAGTCTTTCCTCGCCTTCTTGGCTTTGTCTTCGCTGGCCTTGATGCGTTTGGCCAGGTCGGCACTGTAGGCCGCGTTGCGTTTGGCTTCAGCCTGTAGGGTGGTGATCGTTGCCTGGCTTTCCAGGTTCGCCGCGATGGCGTCCTGCTTGCCCTTTGCCTCGATCGTTACCTGAGCTTCAAGCGCGATGACCTGATAGCGCTGGATGCCGATCAGTAGGCAGGCAACCAGGGCGATGATGGCGGCGACCGCGAAGGCCTTCATAGTGAGTCCGCCTTGCGACCCAGGAAGCGGGTCACCATTTCACGGATCGCTGTCACGCCGAGGAAGCCAATGGCCCCGCCGGCAGCAACTGACAGATTCGAAGGCCACTCCATCCAGGCGATCACGCTACTGGCTGATAGGCTCAAGCCCCCACAGATCAGCGCCTCGAAAATGATTCGGCGCTTGCTGGTTTCTTTGGCGTCATAGAGCACGCGTAGGAGGGAGATGAGAATCGCCATAATCGCGCCCTGTAGGAGTGGATTGCTCGCTGCCTCCCAGAACTTGGCCCAGCTCTCAGGTCTGTCTGGCATGATTGAGCATCCGGTGATCTCCCTGTGCGGGAGCGGTAATAGGTCCGGCACTCCACGCATATCTCGTCCGCTCGGAGCAAGGACGGTTGCATGGGTGCCGAATGGATTGGACTTGATACGTCCGGGAAAGCATCCACTTGGGTAGCGGCTTTCCTCGGAGGTACAAAAAAGCCCGCAGCATGTACGGGCTTTTTCTATTGCTTCCAGGCTCATTCAGCAGGGCGACAGACCTTCACCGAAGCCGACGCCTTCCGGGTCAGACTTGGCCGAGGTCATCACAAAGTGATTGCTGGATGCGCGCAGATTGCTTTTAAGGTCTTGGCCATCGGACTGGCTACCCGTTCGCCACATGGCGAGAGTGAGCTCCAGTCGCTTCAGGCCGACACTCGGCAGCTCGGCCAGGGCGACAGCAGCGCGGTAGGCATAAGCGACTGGCTCGGCCAGTGCGCCCATCGAGAAACAGGCCATACAGGCGGCGAATGCCAGCCCCAGATACATCGATACTCGCTTCATCATTAAGCACCCCTCCTAGGGTTGGTTGTTGCGGGAAACAAAAAGCCCCGCACGGTGGCGAGGCTCTGTTGTGGTTATGCAGATGTCAGGGGCTGACGAATCGTCCCCTTTCCAGGCGTTATGACCTTGCGGGCTTTCAACATGCACCGCTTCCGTATCCTGGCACCGATGTGTAGTTGGCCCTTACTGGGCTTCATCTGCATTGGAGTGCCAGCTCAATCAACATTTCGCCAGGGGTGAGAGCTTCCTGTCGATCGAGCTGGCATTCCGATGTAGACGATTCCGCGGCTGCGGGCTGGGGGTTTTATCCGCGTCGGTGGCGCTGGTTAAACTTGTCGGTCCCTCGCAAGAGACCTCATTAGAACTACCTGATCCGCAATTACCGCAGGATGGACATAGAATGGCTCATTGGCTCAGTCCCTGTCAAGAGACCATTGCAAGCAAAAGACCTTCATTGTCGAGAATCACATGAACCTCCGACAAGGCCTCGTCTACCTGTCGCTCCAGCGTCTTGCGGATGTCACGCCGCCAGCGCTCCTGGGTCTTTATCGGCGCAGGGTCATCGCTCCAGTTATCCATTTCGTACCACCTGGCCTGCAGGGTGTTCACGCTGCGCTTCCCGTCTGCGCCTGGCAGCTTTGGGATTGCCCAGGTCACTACGGCGCATTTACGGAACTGCTCGGGCGCTGGCGAGCTGACCGCCCTCGTCAACTCCTTGATGGCGTCGTACTTGCGCTCGGTGTGCGTCGAGAACTTCGCGACCAGGGCCAGCCAATGCGCCGCGCTCAGGTTCTTGTGCAGACGGCTGAACAGCATGCAGTCGACTAGCAATGCCTCGTCCTTCCCGATAATCGCCCCCTTCTGCTTGGCGCACTGAACCTTAGGCTCGAAGTCCTGGCCACCGGTGCCACTCATAGTTTCCGCTGCCAGCGCCCGGACGACTGCTGCGACTACGCTTCTGTAGATCATCTATCACCCCTGATATTTACTGATGCGGCCCCGTACTGCTCCGCCCTTGGTTATGTCATCCATTTAGGATGGTTCGTTGCCCGGGTACAGGTTTCGGCCTGCGCGATCGCTCGACTCGTACAGGTCGGCGTGCCGCTTGTCCCGGGTGTTCCACTTGCCGATCGCCGAGACCATCACGTCGTCGTAACCCTCGGCGTCGTAGATCTCGTCCTCGGCAATCTCCCCGCTTGCACCGCACTCATGGCAGTAGACGTGAGCCTCAACGCTCAGCCCGTCGTCGCCGTAGTCCGCCAGCCGATCAACATGCCGAATCGGGCTGAAGATGGTCTTGATGATCGTCACGGGCGGGCCGCCGCAGAATGGGCAGTCCAGCATTTTGACTTGCTCGGTCATGCCACCCCCTCCGCGTGATCGTTACGGAAGAACGAGCCACCGATGCAATGGATCAGCGTCTGCTTGCCGTTGGCGTAAGTGATGTCGTGCGTCCAGGTCCAACCTGATGGCGAGTCGGCGTTGTAGCCCATGTTCATCTTGGACGTGGTACCGACCGACCTGGCGCCGTCGACGATCTCGGCCCCGTGGCTGTGACCCTTGACGATCTTGGCGCCGATATTGGCGAATCCCTTGGTCGACCCTCTGGCGCCGTTCGGCCCCTTGTGTCCATGGAACGAGTATTCGATGCCGAAGCGGGAGAACGATTCAGCGGGCTTGAGCCAGCGCAGATTGCCCCGTCGCATCAGCTTGCCCATCCAGTGCTGGAACGGGTCGACATAGCCGCCGTCGTGGATCGCTTGGAGCATGACGGTCTTTGTTTCGTGATAGACCAGGGCGTTTTCCAGGTCGTTGGCGTGCTCGGCCTTCTCCAGCCACTGCTTGAAGTGGTCGTGATGGTTCGAGTTGACCATGACCACTTGATCGGCCAGGCCGCTGATCTCGTCCAGCACCTTGGCGGTGGCCTGCAATTCCTTGAGCACGCTGGAGGTACCGCGCATCTGGCGCTCGAACTTCTCGAAGTATTTGCTGTGATGACTGGCCGATCCGAAGTTGAGCACGTCATGCGCAACAATGGTCTTTGGCTTGAGCATGGTCGCCAGCTCGGCGGTAGCCTTCAGCACGCGGCGCTCTGCTACCTCGGCATGGATGTCGCCCATGGTCAGCGCTTCAGCCCGTGGCGCAGGCTCTACGCCCTTGCTGGTGTACTTGGTCGCCAGGTCGATGAACGATCCGTCCTTGAGCGGGCAGATCTGCCGGGTGTGCGCATGATCACCGCTGACCTCGACCACACAGGCGCCGAGCGTATGGTGAAACTGGCCCTTGGCCCCGGCGTTGGTGTCGCTGTAGTTCTCGACGGTGCAGGCGCCCGTGGTCATGACCAGCTTGGCCGGACTGCCCATCTTGGACGCGACGGACTTCAGCGCGATCTTTGTGTGACCCAGGATCGCCGAGTCGGTACCGCTCACGGTCAGCCAGCCTTGCAGCGGACTGATCGCGGTCGGCTGGATCTTGATGTCGGCCAGAACGACCAGGCTCTTGGCAATCCGGGTGCGCTCATGCGTCAGGTACGGGACAAGGCGCTCATCCCACCATTCATCCGTGCCGTCTTCGTTGCGGCTGGTCGGGTTGCGGTACCGCATAGGGATAACGATCAGCTGAGCGCCGCGCAGTGCGCAGTAGAGCTGCAGCGTCTTCATGAACCCGGCGTGCGCCTTGGTGGCGTTTACCGCGGCGGTGATGACGAAGGTCTTGGAATTGGTGGCGTCGATGGTCTTTGCAGATGCTTGGGCGACTGTGCGTGCCAGCGATGGGGTCAGTCCGTCCAGTCTGGCCTTGTGCGCCCATGCCGTGCGCTCATGCATGCCGAAGTGGGCGGCGGCCTGCTCCACAGTCATCGTGGCCAACGCCTCTTTGAATTGCTCAGGGGTCGCCTTCGCCTTCATGGGTGCAGCTCCGTCAGGGCTTCATCGACGCGATGCAGCAGAATGTCGATCGTGTTGTCGTTGCGAATGAACCAGTCGGCGAAGTCAGCCGGGTCGAACTGCTCGCTCGCATGCGCGCTGACCGCCTCCACGCCCGGCCGCTTCAGGAAGATCACCTGGCCGCCTTGCGCCTGAATCCACTCCACTTCGTTCTCAAAACGAACGTCGGTGATAACCAGGTCATGCCCGGCGGCCTTGGCAGCATCCAGTCGGCGCTGCGCCATCAGAATCCACAGTTGAGGGTGAACGAGCTCGCGCCCCCACTCGGTGCCCAAGGTCTGCGCCATCTGCCGCGGGCTCTTGCCCAGCCAGTCGATGACCACTTCCTTGGTGTCGCGATTGATCAGGTCGTCAGCTGGGAATGCACCGAGCGCGCCGAGCATTGCCCGGATCGGATCGGCGAAGGCGTACTGCTGGAAACCGTAACGCTCGACCAGGTGCGCACCTGCCGTATCCTTTCCGCTGCCGGCCCGGCCAGCGATGCCAATCAATCTGCTCATTCGGTCCACTCCCTGTTTGTTTGCCTACGCGCGCTATCATATCCGATACAGTCCCTCTGTAGGGACCGTAATAATCAGAATGCCATCACTTATTTTCAGGGTGCCCGATACCGAACGACCGGAAGTCCTCGCTGCCGCTTTCGATGTGCTCAAGGTTGCCGACTCGATTGGTCTTGAACTGGCCAGGCGGAAGAAACACGCGACCGAACCGGCCGTGCCATTCGCCGTACTCGGTCGGAGTGCCGTCAGAGTGCTTAACCGGCCCGCAGACACTGCAAATCTTCAGCCCTTCCCTCTCGGGCGCATAGGTCCAGTCGAAGCACTCGGTGATGAACTTGAAGCCCTGGCACGACAGCGCCGTGTTTTCGCAGCATCCGCAAACTTCACATTGAAATAGGCTCATGCCTTGTTCTCCCCCGCAAACCGCATCTGACGCGCCCGGCTGCACTTCGCATGACTGCCAGTGGCGCGAGACTTGCCGCACTCGGTGCAGTTGGTTTTGTTGACGTACCAGGGCGATGGCGCTGGCTGCTGGAACATAGATGGGCGGCGGTTCATGGCGTCACCTTCGGCGGGAACACCGTCCAGTTGCCAACGTCATGCCATACACCCCAGCGGGTGCTGATGGTCGGTGTAGGCTTGCTGAGGCAGTCGATAGCGCTCCAGAAGAACAGCGCCAGCCATGCCGGACCAACAAAACGCGGCTTGCTGTGTTGGCGTCTCATGCTGAGGGTCCATCGGCAGATACTGAATCCGCAGACGAAGGCCCAGATCACTCGACCGAACGCTCTACCTGTCCTCGGGGCGAAGTAGATCAGGACGACCCAGCCCAGCGCGTAAATGATCACATCGAACCAGGTAGTCATACGGCCACCTTCTGCGCCTTGATCCACGACAGCACCTTGCGGCGGCTGTACGAGACGAACTTGGGACCGCTGCCAAAGACGATTCCCTCGCGGATATACCATCGAGGAAATCCGTGAGCGATCAGATATGTCGGCGGCAATTCGGCCTTGTCGCTCAGCACGGCCACAGCGCGGAGCTGATACACCATTGATCGACGACCTGGCACATAGGCTGCGTAGTAGATCGTTTGGCCGGCCCGCAGGCTCTTGGCGGTAGGGGATTTGCTCATGCTGTCGCTCTCTTCAGTTCACGGGCCAGCGCCCGGTAGTGGGCCTTGATGGTTTTCAGGTCATCGACGGTGTACTTGCGGACGGACTGATCAGCTTCCAGCGCGTCGACTGCTTCCAGGCCGATGCGGGCGATCAGGCCGATTCGGTAGTCCACGGCATTGCCGGAAAGGAATCGGTTGTCCTGCTTGCTTTGTGCGTGGCAGTTGCGCTCATCGAATCGCAAGTGCGGCGCCGAGCCGACGCTACGGTAATGACCTGCATCCACCGCGTTGCCGCTCCAGTCCAATGGCTTGCCGCTGGATATGCAGGCGTGGCCGGCCAGTTGGTCGCGCAGTCGGATGTAGGCATTGAAGGCGACCTGCGTTTCGCGCATGTGCTCGCCTCGGGACTTCAGTTTCTCCTTCTGCGCCCTGACCTCCTTGCGCCCTACGTCGACAAGAGCCTTGCGCGCCTTCTCCTGGTTCACGTCCTTGATGGCCAGGCCGCAGGCGTAGTTGCAGACGGCTTGCCCGAGGCGCTGGGGGACGAATGAGGCTTTGCAGGCTGGGTTCTTGCAGGTTTTGGGCTTGGGTTGTTTGGCAGGGAGACTCATTAGTAGCCGCCTCGCATGCGCCGCTCTTTGGCGGCCCGCTTCTTCGCGCCCTTTCCTCGGCCGCCACCCTGGAACGGGTTTTCATTCGGCTGCCCCGGTTCAAGAAGAGCGGGAAATTCCACAACCGAGACTCTTGCAAGAGACCCTATAGCAAGGCCAAGCCTGTGCGCTATTCCGTGCGATCCACCACCAATAATCAAAACGTCCTTCATGCCGTCTCCCTAAAGCCTTCAAATTCCGCCATTTCGGTCAATCGCTCGGGCGTGAGCGTCGGCCAGTCCTTCAACACCAGGTAACCGCAAACCTTCGCCCAGAAGTCCTGGAACACTTCCTCGCCCATCGAGTCGTAGGACAGGCTCTGCGGGCGCTTGATGATCAGCGATCCGATACCGGGCACTTCGAGCAGGTCTTCCTCGCAGTAGATGCCCGACTCGGCTTGCAGCGCCTTGATGGCCGCGTGCGACTGCTTGCCGCTGAATCGATCGATGTTCTGCGCCAGGATCTTGCCCAGGCCGTGTACCAGCTTGTTAAACCGCTCGTTGCGGGGCTGTTTCAGATCGGCCCGCACCTTGGCGTTAAACTTGTAACCCTTCTCGCGCAAGATCGACTGATCAGCATCGGAGGCCGGCACGAACGCTGCCACCTGATTTCCAGTCGCTGGGTCGATCATCTTCCTGAGCATCAGGTAGACCGGCATCGGCTTTGGCTTGGGTGCGCTAGCCATGGGAAACCACCCTTGGCTTTGCGCGATCAGAGTTATCGGTAAGAGCACGAAGCCTGGATGATCGAAGCTCTTCGCGAAGTCGCTCGACCTCCTTGCCCAGCCTTGCTCGCTCACTTGCGGACTCGCGCAGCCAGCGATTCACTTGCTCCGGGTCGGACACCCGGGAAAGCATCTTGCCCAGCAGCGCGCGCTCCTTGTCGTGATTGGCAGGCTGACGCCAGCGAGCCAATTCATCCTGCATGGAGTCATAACGACCGGAAAGGCCCATCGCCGCGCCTGCCAATACTTTCAGGTGACCCCGAGGATTAACGATCACCAGACCCCAGCCATCCGGCAAGTCTGAAGGCGCTATCAGACCTTCAGGCGCCATGTAGTAGCGCCAGTCGCCCATCCCGCCTGTATTTCGGTGCGGCTTGCCCTTGTCTGCCAAGAAGTCCGAACGACTCACCTTGACCTCAACCACAACCGAGCCACCCCAGTACTCCGAGCACCGAAAGCCGAACGCATCAGGGATTTCGCCGCTCAATCCGGTCTGCGGCTCAGCGGCAGCGAACTGGCAGCCGTGGCCCTTCTGAGAGTGAGGGCGCTTCAGCCACTTCACCGCCACGTCGCAAATAGCTCTGTGAGATAGGTCAGTCATTCCTGAACGCCTCGTCAAACTTGCGCTTTTGGCGCAGAGCCCGGCCGATCAGATGGCCAAGCGGGAGCTGGATTGCCAGCCAGATAGCGAGCCCGATCATGGCTGCACCGCCTTCGGCTCAAGGCGCGCAAGACGCTCACGCAGGCTATTGATCTCGTCTTGATACTGGTCGGCCAAGTCTGTCAGGTCATTGAAGTTGACCCAGTTGCCGTGCTTTTCCGGTGCCCGGATTACGCTGCCTTTTTCATCCTCGCCCCCGCGCCAGAAGTTGAAGCGAGGCAGTTCGTGAACCTTGTCCCACAGGTCGTACCCCTCCCTGGTTTTAATGTTCCTCATGGCGTCACCTTCCCGGTTCCGTCGCATTTTTTGCAGTTGGTCGATGGCGCCTCGTCGATGCCCGTCGATATGGTTCCCCAGCCTTCGCAGGCAACACAGGCCTTCTGGACTTGAGCCTTTGGCGGCTCATCGCCGGACAGAAACGCAATGATCTGTTTGCGCGGGTCGTCGCCAGGGGTAAGCCATAGGGCCAGGCGAATACTTGCCGTGTGCAGCAAGCGCTTGGCCTCGTCAAGCTGAGCCTGTAGCGCTACCTCGCGACCAAGGGCTGCGTCATAGTCGGCGCTGTAGACATAGGTCCCGGCCGCACCCTTGAAGGTGTATCGCTTAACTTCACTCATCGTCGCCACCCTTCGCAGCCTGATCCCGGTCATAGTCCTGATCGCCGCGCTCAACGCATACGCCGTGGCAGTAGGGCTGATCGCATTCGATGCAGGCATTGGGCTTGGTGGTCTTGGTGATGGCGGACAGT